AGCTCTTCTTAAGTTTATAGTTTCTCCAGTTAATAGAGTATGACTCGAAATCTTATCGTAATCTACTTGACCAATGTATGAATTAACTGCAAAAAAGTCACCGTTTACTCCGTGAGTAAAATATTTAAATCTTACAAATACAGGACTACTTGGTGTTGCAACACCTTGATTTAGATTTAATCTACCGTTCCGGTAATGATTATCTCTTTGGCCATTATCTAGTATAAATTTATTAGTAAAATCTCTACCATCAGAATCGTTTTCGCGAATACGAGTTACTTCAAAAATATCTGCTTTACCAAGAAGTAGTTCGCCATTTACCACTGAAGCTGTAACAGTTGTTTCATTCAGTGTTTTGTTTCTTACTGAAGCTTTTCCTTTTTTAACATATCCAAGAACTTCAATTGTAGAACTTGCAGGTAATCCACCTAAGTTTGCTGCAGCTGCTCCTGCACCAGTATTACTTACAGTTCCTGTAAAGACATCGCTATCTGCTTTAGCAAAAAACCAATCGCCTACATTTGCAAATGTTTCACCAGTAGCTGATAGCGAAAGTGATGCATTTCCAGTTCCATCAGTTGTAACTGAAAATCTGCGTTGAGCTGTAAGAGATATATCATCAACAGATTGTGGTCTTAATTCTGGCAATTGAAAAAGAGCATTATTTTGGAAAACATCATTCAATATTGCTTTACCTAGTGGTCTATGTAAATTAATATAATCATTAACCGAAGTGCCAATTGACACGGTGTTTCTAAAATTTTGCCCCGGCAACATTTGAATATCAAATAAATAATATCTCATAAAAGTTCCTGTATCTTCTGATACAGCTCTTATTCTACAAGTACCAATTGTAGATCCAGCGTGTCCACCAGCATTTCTTAAGTTAAACTTTTCAAATGTATTGATTCCGGGCAAACCTTTTGTATTATTTGTACCCATAGTAGCGTCAACTAAAACATAATTACCATAATTAGCAACTGTTACTTCATTTTGTATTTCATCGATTGTTGCAGGCTTATCCATTCGAATTACAGTAGGTGCATATTTAGCCGCGCGATAACCATCAATAACTGCGATACCATCACTTACATTTAAAAGAAGATGATCTTTATCAGAATCTTCGCTGATATCGACTTTAAATCTTTTAACTAGATAGTTACCAGAGTTTTCTTTAATTCTTGTAGCAACTACATCACCAATAATATTATACGTATTATTTTCATCTGTGCTTCGATATACAACACCATCTTGAATATTCAAGATTGGCATAAAATTAAGAGTAGCATCTGCTGCTGTTTCAGTTGTTAATGAAAGTTTAATTTGATAACGATCTGCTCCAGGCGCAGAAACGTTTGGAGTAGCGCCTTGATTATCGTATAGTCCGTCATCATCATCTACATCAATAATTTTTTCATTAATAGTAAAACCAATAGTTTCTGTAGGAGTATCAGTATACTTTGAAACAATTGTAGACTGTGCTTCGGTAAATACAAAATAACCTTGAACATAGTAAATACCGGATCCAAGCGATAATCGAGTTCCACGACCAACTGCAGGATTTGCAACTGTATTTGTAATTTGTATTGTAAGAACAGCAGATCCATTTGTTATTACTTCACCAGGAGTAAACCTTACTGTAGTTGTACCAGATTGCGAAGACGGGGCATTTGTATATGCAAAGTAAATAGTATCCGGATCAGAGCCAGTTGCTTGAACACCCTCAATTGCTCGAGCTGTAACTCCAGATGTTTGGCCAGTAAATGTTGTACCCACTATTCCAGTAGTACCCAGTGCATTTGATGTAGGATCTAGTTTTACAAACTCATAAGCGTTATTAAGAATCTGTTCTGCTGGCTTTACTACAGAGCCTTCTTTAAATGTATGAGAACCTAGTCTTTCAATCTGCCTTTGCAGTATTGTTTGCATCTGTGTAAGTTCACGAGCTTGCAACGATCTACCGCTATTAAATAGCATGCGATAATACCCATCACTATCGGCAAAGTCATCTTTATATTTAGATGGGAATATAGTATTACTGAGGGTGATTGCCATTTTTTATACCTTTAGAATTGGATAATAACTTTAATGTCTTCGTTTTGAGCAGCAGTTCGAACTACCGGAGAACGATTATCGATAAACAGAATTGCTCCACTTTCTGGATCAACTTCTGGTAAAGCAGCACCTGAATCAATCACTCCTTCACCTGCACCATCAACTTCTTCTACTGTTTCACCTGATACAAATGTACCAAATCCAGTTGCAGTTGTTTGATGATAATATAATCTATTTGAATCAATATTATCTATATAAGCTCTTGCTGTAGATGTTTGACCTTCAATTGTTTTATCTTTAGTAAAAGATGTAACGATAGAAGAAAGCGACATATTGTAAAGAGCATTGCCAGTTGTATCATTAAATACTACACCGGCTGGCGTAAGAGGATCTCTTACCAATCCAACTTGTCTAAAATCTTGATCAGTAATAAAATCGCTATCAGTTCCAAGCAATGGAGCATGGAACATAATTGAAGTTGACTTAAGATCTTCTCTTGAATCTCTGCCAATACCAGAGTCCGGACCAAGCACTGCTCGAGCAGATGCATTTAATGTAGGCGATCCACCTCCAGTAATTACTACATTAGCACTTGTATAACCCGATCCTAAGACCTGCGCTGAAGCACCAGAATCTCGCATGCGAAGTCTTACGAGTTGTCCAGTTGATGAGTCAATCGCTGCATCCACAAGCGCACCAGAACCGGTACCTGTTATAGTTACTGTAGGATTAGAAGTATAACTAGCTCCTCCATTTGTAATAATGCATGATAAAACTTGACCTGCAACAGCATTATCTTGAATTTCTTTTTGCTTTAACTGAATACCGGTGGAGTTGGAATCAGTCGCACCTTGAAGTTGAACTGGCATAAAGTTAGAAGACATAAAGTCATTGCCACGTTCTGCAGATACAGTAAAGATAAACTTCCAAACATAACCATCAGCAGTTCTAAATGAATCATTATTTGATCCAGTTGGCTCAATAGTTGATGGTTGAGCAACACCAAGAATATTACGACCGGTTTCAAGACAAACATAAACTTGATTATTATCTGTCATAATATAATATGGATTAGTTGGATAACCACCCTGTTGATCATCATATTGAGAATAAATGGCGCCAGAAGACCAGTTATTACGAGGAACAACTAATGAAGTACCAGTTACTTTCTTAACTGATTGCATTCCATCTCTAAAACCACTTATCTCTGTAGGAGTATTAACTGGTGTTGGTACAGTATCCGAAGAATCCCATTGCTCGGATCTACCTACACCAATATAATACTTTTTTGAATCACTCGTAAATTGCTCAAAAAAGTCTGAGGCAATTTGTCGTTTAAGGGCATCTGTTACAACTGCTGGCATTTTCTAATCCTTATGTACTAATCTCTGCACCAAGTGCAATACGTCTAAAATATCCTGGGCCGGCGGCACTATCACCATTACTATCATAAACAGCTAAGCATTGTGCACCGGAGTTTCCGTTGGTGCAGAATATCAAAGTACCATGAGGTGGAGTATTAGGAGCCGAAGCTACTGTATAGTTCCTTAGATTAACTACATCCACTCTTGTTTGAGTATAAGATGAGTCAATCATTTGAATAATGTCAGATGAATCGAGTTGTGATGAATCTGCAATTGATAATACTGCAGCAGAATCAAGAATATTGACTACTGAATGCACATGACTTGAATCAATAAATCCTTTAACATATGCACTATCAGCAAATGCTTTTACATAACTACTATCTACAATATCTGTTACTTCATTCGAATCAAATGTAGATGTTAATTGTCTAAACTGAATATAAGCACTATCAATTAATAATAATGCATGTACAGAGTCAACTGAATTATTTCTTATTAATGTAATAGTTGATGCTGAATCAAATGCTGTTCCTGTAATGAATGACACATAAGCACTATCAACAATCTGTGTAATACGAGATACTGTTGCAATTGTGCCTGAACTATCCGGCAATAATAATGTATTGTCTGATGTAGGATCAGATGCTAAAAGTAATGTTTCGTGTGAATCTGCAGTAGATCCTTCAAATCGAATGCCGCCACTATCAAATGATAGTCCACTTCCACCAATACCAGCAGTAGCTTGTAAAACACTAATATCTCCATATACTTCGGAGAAGTTATTGTTTATCTTATTACCAGCAGTTCGCAGATCATCGCCGGTTCCGTCGTTACCGCTTGCTCCTACATTAACATTTTGTTGTGCCATTTTATATCCTACAATCTAATTAGTGTTATTTATAATGATTTCTAGACAGTACTCGTTGAACCATAAGAATAAGTTTGGAATTGCTGTTGATCAAACGTTTTAAGTGTATGATCAAATCTAACTGCAGATCCTGCAGAATCTGCTTCATCCATAGTAAGAACGTATCCACCCCATTCATCTATACTGCTATACATCGATGCAATACTATCCATTGAGAATGCAGAGTATTGCGACATCTTAACATATGGATTCATTCTTTGAGATGCACTATCTGCATCATCATCATCAGGTATTAGTAAAGAAGCACTAGCAAATGGTGTACCGAATTCAATTGTGGCCGCAGAATATACTTTTGTGGTATTAGCAAAGGGATCAAATATAGATTCAGCTGTAGTGATTGTTACATTGCCAATACCTTCAAGAACAGTTTCAGCTGCAAGGTGAAAACCTGATGGATGAACAAAGTTACGATACAAAGTCTCCCAAGTAACAAGGGAAATAGGTGAACGAATTAATACAGAAAAGATTTGATAGATTTTACCATCTTGTAAAAGGTTATCAGCTTCAGCACCGATATGACC